CTTTTGATAACTTCACCAGTTTTAACATCCCGTTCTATTTCCACTTTGTACACATTTCCATCTTCTAAGTGTACTCCCTGCAACAGTTGAAAAAACATCAACTTTTTCTTCGACATAATCTATATCCTTTCCAAAATTAGATAGACTAATCCAGCCTAATTCAGCCCTATAAATTAAGCAGTGCTCGCATGCAAAATACCAGTGTTGCTATCCATATCAGCACGAAGCTGTGGAATTATGATACACATAACTTTGTAATTCTTGCGAAGTCCACCCATATCGTCCCATTCGAGAGTGGTAACATCCATTCCAATGACCAATCGAATCGTTCCGGTGTCCATTTCGAGAATTATCATATTGTATGTGCTGGATGCAGTATCCAGATAATCCAGTGTTCGCACATCCTGAATACCATCAATTTCCCGAATACGATTACGCAACGTCTTATTGGGATAACTGGTATTGAAATCATTGTCCAAATACTTATCCCATGCAGACGAATAATAAATCACATATGGACCATAATGTTTTGCATCCTGAAGCGTTTGCTTTGCGGCCAAAATTTCCGTCAAATGCACTGCTGGTGTAAACGCAGAAGCGGTCGGTGCCGTAATGGTGGCTGTTAAACGACTTGGGAAATTACACATTCCATAAATCGTTCCACCGCCATAAGTATAGGTGTCCAAACGACCAAGAGTAAGTCTTTCAACTTTCTCCGCAACACGTCTTGCAGCCATCTCACCTGTAGTAGTATCAAGAGGCGCGCCCGTTTGGCGAGAAGTGGCAAGCTGTCTCGCTGAATACTGAAAATCGCTGTGAATGAACGGCAGGGGCAAATAAGCACTTTCAAAGATAGGTCTGAAATCACTTGCTAATCTCAAACCATCCATGCTTATGTCTGCACTTCCGGTGTCATTCATTTTCTGGTATTCCAGCACGGTCGTTCCCATACCATTAGGAATAGCATAGGTCAGTCCCGCACCACGCAAATCAGCAACAGCGCGTAACCGATTACGTGCAATTTTCAAAATCGCTCTATCAAGCTGCAACCATGCTTCTTTGGTTAGTGTAGCCTGAGCATTAGCTCGCACAGTTTTGGGTTTGCCACCCTGATTAATAGTCATATATGAACGACCATCTTCACCAAGCCACGGACGTAAAGCTCCGGCATCCCAATTAACTGCTTCCAATCTGTCAATCATACTTGCATTGGACGCATGTCCATTATAAACAAAATCTATAGGCATCTTATTTCCTTTCAAATAATTTATTCAAAACTCAGATTTCTTCACCCATCTTTAGACAAGACGAATGGCTTTCAGGGTGTTTGAAGCCAATGTGGTAAATGCGGCCTCGGAGGGGTCTATATAGCCTATGACCTGTGTAATAACACCAGCAGAACTGACATTATCGGTACAAACCACTGTGCCATCGCCACCACTAACTACCGCAGCACCCGGAGCACCATCTTCACCAGCAGCCATAAGCATATTAAATACCTCACCCGGAGCAGCGACCGCTAATGAAACAATATCCGCAGCAGAATAATTGGTGTCAACGCCATTACCCTGCAAAGCATCCTCGCAGGCAATCAATCTTTCCGCTCGTCCACCCTCAGTAGAATGCGCCTGAACTGTGCCAGAAGCAGTAACTTCACAGAGCATTCCCGGCGTAATTGTTCCAGCGGCAACCAGTTCTTCATGTCTCCACAATGTGCCTTTATTATGGATTCTGTAGTATGCCATATTTATTTCCTTTCAATTTTTCTTAATAATCAAATTGTATTGTTTTCGTTGTTACTCTTTCTTGTCGAAATTCATCACCGGCAAAGGCAACGGTTCGGGCATCGTCTGATTCCCTATAGGCTCACCCTGTCCGATGAACATAGGAGGGGCAGATGAGTCTTGTTTTGGTGCAGCCAAAGTAGCAATACCTTTCAACTCATCCACTGATTTCGTTTTCAGATACTCCTCAGTGAATGTGTTCCTTTCGTTGGCTGTAATGACATTAACAAGACGCTGCTTCTCTGCATTCATGGTGTTTACGCTCATTCGCAGAGATTCCTTTATCTCAGCAGGAGCATCGTTAATGTACTCATCCACTGTCTTAACCTTTGGTTCGGGAGTTGCCGGAGGTTGCTGATTGTTTACCTGCACATCTTTATCATCCTTTTTGTTGTCAACAGGTTTTGTCAGTTCTGTCATATCCTTGTGCATATTGGAAATAACATCATCCTCCAAAGCCAACAATGTTTCCCGATGCTCCTCTGTCCATGAAGTTTTCTCATTCGCAATTAGAGCGTCAACCATTTTGGTTTTATCCATAATAGTTCCTTTCTTATTAGAATTGTTTTTCTTGTTCGCAGCAAGTGCCATAACTTCCTTATAATTCACCTGCTTTTCCACTAATTTTGGTAAACCATCAAAGTTTACCTGATTATCGTCAACCGAGTAATTTTGCTTATATAGTTTCCCACCATCCTCATAGATGAAATGGTTATCAAAAACGTCTTCTATCCAAGCATTGTCTTTGTCCTCTCGCAAAGCACTCATAAGCAATGAACGCTTATCATCATGGCTTAACTCATTCATCACCAAAACATTCAGATTAGCTACGTTCTTATGTTTTGTAATCCATTCCTCTGCTTTTTCTTTGTCCCATTTATCCTTGTTGAATAAATAAGACTGGATTTTGTCAGCGTCCATCAACGCTCCAATTCCCTTTTCCTTACTAATCCAAACAGTCTTAACATCGTCCACCATCTTTATGTCAACAGGGCTTCCCTCTGAATTAAGTCTAAGAAAGCCTGCTCCATCGTCGATAGAACAAGCTCCTTTTTGGTCCGGGAGCAAAGCCAAATGGTCAGGTTGTAAGTTTCGGGCAATCCCGATATATTCCTCACCATTCCATTCACCTTCTGTCCTTTCCAAATCCATATATACACCGGTGGATACTTCCATCATTTCGTTGTTTTCAATCGCCTCGGCAACACGATTGTCAACAGCTTGTATCCGTACCGGGTCAAGCCAAGTTTCAGTCCCAAGTTTTTTATTTCCCCCATCCCATGCAGTATTCATTAAAACCCCGATTTTACGGGCTGAAATCTGGTCTGGACTACATGCAGAAACTTGCATCCCATTTACTTCAGGGTGATAGACAACGACGGGTTTATGATTCCAAACAGATGGTATTTTGGCTAATTCCTCGGCGGGGTAAAAAATAGGACCATCACTACCATTATGAACACCCTCGGTTATCATTTGGGCAGGAGCAACAATCCAATCTTTCCCCTCCATTTGGTCGTTGCGTATTAAAGGTTTCAAATTGGTGGTAACATATTGGAACATATTTCCTGTGTATCCGTGTGCGTGGGCTGCTTGTCCCTGCTTATTGGCTTTGCCTATCGCTGTTTTTCTCGCAGCAGCATTTCCGCAAGTATAATAATATTTTTTACCATGCCCACCCCATTGGGCATAGCATCCTTTTGAATCTTTTCCCGTATGAGTTGGCACCGTTCTAAATCCTTAATAATAACTCTTTCCCAAACAGGTATCCCCGCCTGTGTGATTAACCTTGAAAATATGAAATGTAGAAGCGAAAGCAAATAAAAAAATCCGGTGAGAACGCAAAATCACCGGATTCTTAGGAGAGGTAACGATGAAAACATTAACTTAAATGTTTATGAACAAACGATTTAGTTACATAGCCTACTAACCATAAAAAATTTTTATTTTTATTACTTCATTAATCTTACTGCTGCATGTTGAGCCAACGTTTCCATAACTGTCACCTTTATTGTCATAACAGGTAATTGGTCAACACCAGCCTCTACACAACAATAAATAACATTTTTCACCAGTTTTCCATCTACAGTATATGGATATAAATCAGCACGATTCAACCCTGCTCCTCCTACACATCCAAAATCTTTTCTAAACGTCAATTCTACTTCTTCTGGTTCTTTACTCATTATACTATTCCAAAAAACGAGGGTTAGGTATCATCCATGCAATCAATTGTTAGCCCTTATTATTATAATCAATATATTTGTGATTTTCATTCATCATCCTTTCAACAAAACCTATTTTTCGCATGTTAGAGTAGCAATATCTTTTGACTCCGTTCACAACCCAACCCTCGTTTGAATCCTAATAGTGGGTGCTCTAAGAAAATGCGCAAATCTTAGAACACCCAATGGAGTATCCCATGTGCCATCGTTATGTTTTATAAGCCACCTATGACTGGGCTTAAAGAAAAATGAAATAAAGTAATTTTAGAATACTATTGTCAACTTTCCTTTATCAAACTGCACATTATCCCCATCATCTATCCATCCGTCTGTGCTTGTATGAATCTTTCCTTCAAATATAATTTTCTTATTTTGTGAAGCAATAGCAAAATTAGTGACCCGACATCTCTTTGTAAATACTGGAAAAACAATTACTTCAGAATTCTCATATACATTTTGCTTTTTAACCACAGAAAATGGCACATATTTTGTTACTTCCTCATCTCCATTTAATAAAACCACATAAGCATTAACTTCATCACCACCTAAACGTATAGCAGCCCACATCGCAAAAGATTCATCGTCTAAATCTCTTATCTTATCAATATCTTTTATCATATTTGCTGCTCTGAAGGAATCCACACACAACGGCAATTAGGATGAAGGGGAATCAACCCATGAGCTTCGTCCACCGTGAATGTTTGTTCTTCCATAGCTCCACAGCGAGGACATACTAAATCGTCCCCTGCTGTGCTCCATTCTGCCAACAAACCTAACTTCTCCACTCCTAATAGCTCAAAACTGTATAATTGACCTTCTGCATGTGCGTGCATAATCTCAGTTCTGGCAATCATTCTTGCACGGGTCTTAGATAAACCAGCTATGGATTTTTGCATCTCACGGGCTATTTTTAATGGTCCTTGACCACTGATTAAACCCATAGATAAAATTCTGCTCATTTGCTGGCTCATAGTAGCAGTCACACCTTTTAACTGCTCAAAAGCTCTGGTGCTTAGTAATTCTACTTTATTCATCGCTATAGGCTGACTGAAAGCAGACCTTAGAAATTGTTCCTTCGTCCCCCTGTACCATTCCGGTGTTTCTGCCAACGCTTCCGGTGACATATCCATAAAAGCTCTGCCAACCCCTTGTTTGAAAGCTCTGTCAATATATTGATATGTCCAAGGCTGTCCCGGCACCCCTGCTCCTGACACAACTAAAATTACAGCATTTATCTGCTGCTGAAGCCATTGTTGGAAAGACTGTAATTTCTGAGGGTCAGTAGCAAATTGAAATTGTTTTGGTACAGCAAGAATTACTAAAGGCTGTCTTTCTTCTAAACCGAAGGCATCATCATCCACAATAAATTCTTCGATTTTGCTGTATAACTCAGCAAACCTTCTATTCATATCCGCCAAGAACTGCCTCCGCAACAATCCAGTTCTTGAAGGGTCAATTCTTCTTACATTATTTTTAAGCTGTGACATTGGATATAATCCCACCGGAAGAATATGAATCATAAAAAGCAGGATAATAATATGTCATACTCCCCCAATCTCCACCAGAAGAACCAGAAGTTGTAGTCCATGTAATTGGTGGGAATGGGTCTGACATTACCATAGGTTGCTGAACCTCTTTCCATTCCTTCCAAGTATAAATATAAAAAAGTTCGTTTTTATGGTGAACGAGCAACCGTCTATTTATTTTTTCAAAATAAATTTCCCCCTCTATTCGCAAAACCACTAATTCAGCCCAACCTTCATCACCCAACCAATCCGTTCCCACTTCGATAATACAAGAACCTTCCAAAGTAGATGTTAAAACAGGTTTTTGATAACCTTCAACAAGTTCTATGGGATAGTATTGCCAATGCCCACATTCTCGATATATTTTGTCCAGAATTGTTTCTTTAATTACTCCACCTGTGTGTGCCATAATCAATACCACCTACTATTATTCAGTTTAATATTTCTATGCCTACCCTTATTATATACTTTCCATTTTATAAAAGAAAGAAAAAAATAAAAAAAGGAGACTCGTTGCAGGGGATATACGCAACACTTAGCGAGCCTCCTTAACCAAAACTGGACATGAGGGATGCCTTCCGGTGCAGCTTCCCATGAATAATCCCATTTAATAGTTGCACCTAACTTCTCAAATAAACGGTGACGACATTGATTAATATATATTTTACGTTGCTTGAGGTTCATTTGGATTCCCCGGAAGCGTTGGTGGTTTTGGAGGATTTCTCTTTATATCCAATTCGGGATTCATTTCACCCTCATATTTATTCTGAGCATCCATAACGGCTTGGGCTTCTTCTTCGGACATCCTATGAGTCAAAGTAAGGTACTGTCTGGGTGGCATTAAACTGTCCACATTGCCGCCTACATACTTAGCGAATGCTTCTGTTCTGGCCAAAGCTATTTTAGCAATATCATCATCAGTAGCAGCGTTCAGGTCAGGCCATGAAATAATATATTGTGCAGGCTTTGGTAAACAACCTACTGCAATTAACCTGTCGATTAACGGTCGCAGAACAGTGGGGGATAAGTAATTGTTTTGTCTGCGAGAGACACGGTTATTCCAAGTACGTTTGTCTTGTACTGAAGCTAATTTTGCTTCCTCACTACCTAATAGCACCCGATAAGGAACACCCAAACTCACAGCCACCAGTTTCAAATGAACATCTACATGGCCTGTGGGGTCTGCCACCTGCGGTTGTAAGCTCTTAGCTGTCACTCCCCGTAAAGACAACCATCTTTGTAATCCCGTACTCCATAGAGTCATTTGTTCCTTAATACTATCTACGTCAAGCTCAACACCGGCAGTAAGTGCTTCCGGTGCCATTTCAAAAGAATAGCCCGGAAAACCACCTTTCCAGAACATTTCACCGCTTCCACCGCTGACTTTCTTTATGTCATATAAATTATTGTAAATAGGTTGTAACCTGCTGACACCCAAAACCTCGGAGTTTTCACGGTTATCAGCTACATGAAGAACTCTTGACCAATGGACGCTGGCAGATGTTAGGTCGTCCGTTCCCGGATTCTTATATGATATTGTGTAAACCGTGGGTAATCCATATCTTGGTGATGTCACGCTTTTTTCATACGCTTCTATTTTCAAAATCCCCTGATGGTAAGCACGAAGATACAAAAGTTTGACATCTTTTTGTCGTTTTTCTTTAGGTTCACCTGTGATTGGGTCTATGCCGGGAACGGGAACATTCAAGTTGTTACCATCATCGAACCCAAGCAAAAGAAGTCCAAACTCACCTATGCCACTTAAAACATCAACTTTATGTAAATAGGAGAATAATGAACGTTTTTCCTCCAATTCTTTCCATGCCGTTTCAAATGGTGTCTTATCCGGTGCTTCCTTCTCATAAATTTCCGGCGATGAGTGCCAACATTCATCCGGCCATATTTGTACGGCACGTCTTGCCAACCCCATCCTGCTGTATAATGTCGTGTAATCCTCTATGGTCAGTGACACAGGATACCCACAGGCATTATCTACATCAGTCTGGGCATTGGTTAATCGGTTCAGCAGTTCCCGATGAAGTGTCATCATTTCATTATTGACCATGGTACTCATGGTCTTAAACTGCTGGTTTGTCATGTACACTTTCTTTGGTTTTGTTACTGTTGCTTTTGCCATAATTATCCCCTTTCAATTATAATTTCCATCCACCGGCTTTCCATGTAGGACCGGAAATGAATTTGAACGCACCAGACGATGCGTCCACTTGGTCTTTGTACTTACTGTTCTCTAATGAAAAATATCGCAATTCCTCAATATAGTCTTTGTTCCATGGCCTTCGTAATAACATCACGTTCCCGTTATTTACTTGTGTGCTGAATGGGTCTGCTCTCTGGGCTTTATCACCCGTTGGCCTGTCTATTCGTACCCTCCACCCTGCTAAATTCCTTACAGAGCTTTCGGCTGATTCTTTACCACTCGAACCCGGCTCCTGTTCAATCCCAATTAAAATCTGTTTCCCGTCCAGCTCAGCGGTCTGCTTAATCATACGTTCCCTCGTTGCTGTATCCCACCTGCCCCTTACCACGTCCAAAACCCAAAAACAGTCGTCCATATCCTTCCCCATAAGAACGCCAACAGAATAAGCTCCTGCGTCCTTAGTTCCGGCTTTATCCCAGTACCTAACCTGTGTTTTCAGCTTCTTAGGTGGCAAATCCTCAAAAACAAACCTGTCCACATGAAACATAGCACCACCTAATGGAATGGGAGACTGTAAAAACTGACCTGCATAATAATACTCACCACGTCCCTTTTCTTTTTCCAAAAAATCTTTGGGATGTCGTGCAGGAAACATCAGTCCATCTTTGTAATATTTCTTTAATTCTATGGGTTTAATGTCTTTTGTCACTTCTGCGGGTAAACATATATGTTTTATCTTATCAGGCCATTCCCTCAGCATCATTCCCGTGGGGTCGTTCTCACTGAGTCGCTGCATAATCATAATAATTGGTGTCATTACAGGGTCTTTTTTACGGTTGGCAAGAGTTTCTTTTATTGACACGTTGGCACTTAGGGTATCAAGCTCACTTCGTCCACCTTTAGGATTAATGGGGTCATCTATCAAAATCATATGTCCATGGCGTCCCGTAATATCACCATCGACACCAGCACTCATTCGGGCACCGCTTTTAGTATTTACAAAGTATCCTTTGGCATCTTGGTCTAATGTCACCCGTATTTCGGGAAAACATGCCATATATTTCTCACTTTTTACTACAGCACGTGTTTTTCGTGACAAATCTACAGCCAAAGCGTATGTATGAGAAGCACCAATGATAGATGCATATGACATCCTCGTCCACATCCATGCAGGCAGCATAATGCTTATTAAAGTGCTTTTGGTAGTTCCGGGGGAGATATTAATGATTAAATCGTATTTCTTGGGCTTATGGGCTATGACACGCTCTGCCACAATTTGCAGTTCATCGCACAGGTATTTTATATGCCAATTATCCGTGAAAGGCTCAGGAACTAATGTATGCCAGAATTCCAGTACAAAATCGTAAAAAGACTTTCGACACAGTTCCGCACAGACATCATTGACATTGATGGTCTTTTGTAATAACGCTTTTCGTGTTGTTCTTTTTTTATCCAGTAAAGCGGTTGTCATTTACTTTCCCCGGTTATTTGTTTCGCTTCTATAACATTAGAATCTATTTGTTTCTTTTTATTTACAGCTTCCAAGATGGCACGCAGTATGTCCGGTGCCAAATCCAGCTCATGCAGCGGCAAAGCCGTAACATTAATGTTGGCCTCAAAAGAAGTGGTGACATGCTCTCCATACCCTCTTTTCCTGTTCAGGGTCTTATTTCCAAATATAATAGCACCGCTGTCACCCGCCCTCACAAGCCTGAAAAGCCCTTCCTCGAATAAATCCCCCTTAATATCCTTAATCTCGTTTAATAACTGTATGAACTCAGGGTCATTCTCAGTCCAGTAATTTACCATGCTCCGTGTAACTCCTGTTTTTCTCAACGCTTTTGTCATGTTGAAATTACACGCCAAAATGGCGTGACACAGCAGTTCCTGTCTTATGCGTGCAGGCTTCTTCTTTAATAGCTGGCGTGCCAAATCATAACCCGAAGCATCCCTCTCAAACTGTGTGATTTCCTTCCATAAAGGTTTCAGGTGGTCGGGTATCTTGTTTTTAATGTATTCAGACCAATCCATGTCATTTACACTCTTTCGGTCTTTCGTGGCCTTTTTGATGGCATACTGCACCGATTTATACCTTTTTTTCCAGTTACAAAAACATGAGCATGTAATACCGAAATGCTTTGCCATGTTCTTATCGGAAAAACCATCTTTCACCATGTTATATATGTCAATCATATATTTAACATGATACGCTTTTTTACCCTGAAATGCCATTACATTACCCTTTTTACATTAACTTTTGTGTCATTTGGCATTGACATCCTATAATTACATAAAATTTTGTTGGAAATTTTTTGACACCATGTCATTGAAAACATCCAAAAATCCGTGTAAATACATTAAAATCATGTCAAAAACATCCGTAAAAACATGTGTCAAAGAAAATTAAAAACACGTAAAATCAACCTAAAAACGAAGAAATCACACATGGGGGAGAAAAATATTATATTGGTGTTGTGCCATGATGTCATGTGTTATCCTATCATACCTGTAAACACTATAAAAATATACCAAATATATGTCATATGACACCCCTTTTTCCTATTGTCATTGTCATTTGGCATTGTCATTTAATCCCTTAATTTATATCCCATATACTTGGAAAAGCTGGTTACGCCCGCCAGTAAAAGCGGGGGGTTTTTCAGCGTGGGTCCCTTAAAT